AAACTTTCTTCGTTTTCCCACTCTAAATCTGTTTCCTCACCATCGTCTGTAGTTCCAGAACTTACTCTAACCTTATACTCTCTTTCATCAAAATTTTGAAATTCATCATAATTTGTGGAATCTGTTACAAATAAATTTAATTGACAGGTAGAACCAATTATTGGATTGTAAAAATCATCGTCATTTTCCCATTTAATACTTACAGGTTCATCACTAGCAATTAAATCATTTATAGAGCCAAAATAATCCCTTTTTAAAATTTCTAAACTTCTTGGATTACCCTTTACATCAGAAAAGTTTAATTTGAATTTAGTTCTATAAGTTGCCATTATTTAAAACGATTTCTATTCCTTTCGGCTCTTTGTAAAGCTACAACTAAATCTTGTCCTCTTAAAACAAATTCACCTGAAACATTTTGTGAGCCACCATCTATCAATGATTTTAATTTATTTAGAGGTGCTATAACCTCTGGGTTGCTTCTTACACCACTATAATCTCCAACCATAACAGGAGTTTGACCAAAAGCAATACCACCATTTGCCATACCAATTAAATCTTTAAAAGTTGTTACAAAAGACATTGCTTTTGCTGCCTTACCTGAACCACCCCCTGGCAATAAAAAAGCTAATACTGCTGCTGCGGCTGCTGCTGCAACTAATCTAACAACTAATGCTTTTATAACAGTAATTAATCTTTTAATTGGATTTTCACCATCTGCTATTGCGGCAAAACTATCTGCAATAGCTCTACCAACTTGTGGTAATATTGTCGCTCCAAAATTCTCGAAAGCGTTAATAGTTTCATTAGACTTTTCACCTAAACTAGCAAAAGCACTTTGAGTTGTTGTGATTATTGGGCTTAAAGAAGCAAGAGCAGGTCTTACAACGGTATTAATTCCTGTACCAGCTGATTCTATAAAACCAAACATTGCTTGATGTAATGAAGCTGCCGAAGCACTTAATCCAGTAAAGGTTTTATCAGTCTCATTTGACGCTGTAGTTAAATCTTTGCCTATATTAGGGAATAACATACTTGACAAGTCTCTTTGTTGACCAGGTAATAATGGACCAACTGAAGTTAATGGAGCTGATGATATACCGCTAATTGTTGTTTGCAAATCATTTAATAGTCCTGTAGTTTTTTCAATATCTTTTTGTGTTTTCGGACCATACATCATCTCGCCAAACCTTCCCATTTGTGCAGTTGGCATTTGTTTTGCAGCTTGTATCATTTTACCAAAAGCAGCAGCCAATGATAAAAATAAAGTAATTATACCTCCTCTAGCAGCACCAAGTAGTTTTCCAAGTCTTGAAAAAACATTAAATATTTTTTGTAATCCACCTAAAATTGCTCCTAAAAAAATAATAATTGGACCAGCAACAGTAGAAAAACCAGTCAGGGCTAAAATGAATTTTTTTGTTTCGTCACTTAAATTTTTAAAGTTTTGTACAGCTAAACCTATTTCTCTACTTAAAGCTGGAATACCTTCTTTTAAATTTAAAGCGTCTGCTATTTCTTGCCCAAGTTCAGCAAGTGCTATATTTACATTATCTTTTAAAGTTGAAAATAACCCATTAAGAGTTCCGCTTAATGTTTCCATTCCGCCTTCAAATTTACCACCCTCGGCAGTTGCATTTTTAAACGCTCTATCAAGTAATTCAAAGGTTATCTTACCTTCTGAAGCCATAGCCATAATAGCTCCTTCAGCAACTCCCATTTCTTCGGATAGTACTTGAAGTATAGGCACCCCATTATTAATGAACTGACGTAAGTCTCTAGTCATTACACGCCCTTCTGCAGCTGCTTGACCAAATGCTATTGCAATAGATTGTAAGTCACCTCCAACAATTCCAGCTACGTCACCAAGCATAGATAAACTATCAAATGCTTCATCTGTAGTTAAACCAAATCCCATTAAAGTATTATTTACTTTAGTTAAATCTGCTAATTGAAATGGTGTTTTTGCGCTAAACTGAACTAATCTTTCAAATGCTCTAGCACCTTCTTCGGCAGAACCAGTTAAAACATTTAAAGTAGTTTGTAGTTTTTCAAAATTTGCAGCCTGTTTTACAGCCATAGTTCCAACAGCCGCTAAAGGCAAAGTAAGCCTTGTTGTTAATGCTCTACCAGTTCTACTTAAAGAGCCACTAAACTTTTTTAACCTACCCTCTGCTCTACCAAGGGCTTGATTTAATTTGGAAGAATCCCCAATTATATCAACGTGAAGTTTTTGATTTTCTGCCATACTACAAAAATACTAAAAAATACCCTACTCGTCTTTTTTTAGATTGTTGACTTTATCAAGGAATTTTTGATATTGTTCTTTTGAAGATTTAACTCTTGCTATTCTTTTATCTTGAGGTAAAGGGAATAAGTTCTCTGGCTTAATCATTTGTTGTTTTTTACTGCAATTTACATTATGTATCATAGTAGCTAAAAACCTGGTTCTTTCCCAGTCTAAATTTATTTTAATAGAGTGCGCTTCAGAAAGAAGTATATTTTCTTTCCAAGTGTTACTCCAAAAATTATCAGGGATAATACCAATTTGTCCTATATAGAAATCTGTTAAATCTTCCCAGGCAAGTTTATCTACTTTTTTTTTGTGTCATCTTCTTTTCTTGATAAACCAACATTTAGTTCATTGCCAAGAATTTTTGATTCCATCATAGCAGATATAATTTTTTCTAAATCATCTGGCGTAATATCCTCTAACCAACTTCCAACAGAATATTCATTGTAGTCAATATCATTACCATTTTCTTGGTCATACGCCAAAAGTCCAGAATATATTAAAGTTCTAATTGCTTTTAGGGAAACTCCTTTCTCAAATACAGTGGCAATCTCCTCTAAAGATATATCTAATATCTCTGTAAAGTTTGCCCAAAAGTTCATTGAAAAATGAAGTACTCTTTCTTTACCTCCAACATTAAGAGTGTAATAACCTCTTTTTTTGTTCATTTATTATGAATTAACTGTAGCTGTTATAGTTCCAGTTACTTGTATCGTACCACTATAAGAAACGGCAGATTCCATTTCTCCAGAAACTTCTAATCCTGTTAGGAATCCTTCGCCCGTATAAACTGTATCTCCAGTTGTTTCTGTCCCGTAGCTAAAATCTACCTTGGTACGACCTAATAAAAACCCAGCTAATTCAGTAGCACCATTTGAATCTGTATAATCTACAAGACCGTCAAAAGATATTTCACCTGAAATTAAACCTGCAATGCTTTCAGAGAATCCAGAAGAATCCTTTGTTGTAGCATCTGCCATATCGTTTGTTAGAGAAATTGTACAAGAAGTCGTGTGACCTATTGCTGCTAAAGTACCACCATCTGCGATGACCTTTAAAATTAAATTTGTTCCGTTATATACTGTACTTGCCATAGCTTATAATTTTTATACTACAAATATAATTAATTTTTGATTAATAGTTTTTATAGTCCTGTTTTAAATAATAGTTTCTTTATAATGTTATTCCAACTGGTCTTAAACCAATTGTTAAATGTTCTAAATTGCTGTGCTAACCATTCAAATATTCTTACCATTTCTTATCGTTTAAAAGTTGTATAATCTTAATTACTGTATAAACCAACGTTGCTATTATTAGAAGTGATTGTAGTGCTTCGTTTAATTGTGATATTGTTATAACGTAAGTAACTATTCCTAATACTGTTGGTTCAAATCCATTCATTTTATTTCATTTTATCCTTTTGCTCCCTCTGCATATAGCTTCCATACTTCATCTCCGTCTAATGCTTTATTAAAATACCTTGTTTGGTCCATAAGACCATCATACATACTACCAGAAGCACTTCCTTGTACTCTTCCAAAATAAATATTTTGTGTTCCTGCCTGGTCAATAGTATTTGTTCTTGAATGAGATGAATCTAAAGAACCATTTATATAAATATATGCTGTAGAAGCATTTCTTACATAAACAACGTGCGACCAAGCATCTTGTGTTAATGTACCTGTACTTGTAAAACCACCACCTGGATTTTCACTTATTAATATCTTCCCAGTTGCATCGTGGCCAAAATAATAACTTCTATTATTTTGTGCACCAGTACTCCACTTTGAACTATATATTGCACTTTCTGCTGTATTATGTGGATAAACCCAATGTGAAATACTAAAGTTTTCAGTTGAAAAATCTAAAGGTGTTGTTGCTGTAGCTGATATAGTTACATAATCACCACTACCATCAAAATCTCCAGCTTGTCCAAGAATACCAGTTGTATATGTCATACCAGATGCAGTTCCATTGTAGCTTCCAGTAGAATCATTTGCATTGTTTTCAAATTCATATAAAGCAACATTACTACTATCACCAAATGGGTCTGTAGAATCTACTGTTATATAACATTGATGTTCATCTTCGTATAATGAACTTACTTCTGCTGCTGATAATATTTTATTAAATATTCTTACTTGGTCTATTTCTCCATTTAAATACCATCCAGCAAGCAAAGAACCATCACCATATAAAGCACCTATTGTAAAAGGGTTTGTTGTAGCTGCTCTTGTTACTGTTGGTGTATGAGTAGTTTCTAATGAACCATTAATATATATTTTTAATTCTGAATCACTAATAGAAACAGCACAATTTACCCAAACTCCTGTGTTTATTGCTGATGTACTTGTTACTGAAGAACCATCTGTAGTTGATGCATTACCATATCTAACTTGCAAAACACCTGTTGAGCCTAAAATATTACATTGTAAATCACCCCAGTGATTTGAGGAATAACCTTCACCAATAATACCAGTATTTGCAGTTTCATTTGTTTTAATCCAAAAAGAAACAGTACAAGTAGATAAATCTGGTTTTGAACCTGAAGCTACATTTATATAAGAACTATCATTAAAACTTGCTG